GGGCCAAAAAGGCTGCCCATGCTAGCGCCGCTAGCCGCGCCTGTGACGGCGGCACCGCCTGTTGAAGTTTGTCCGCCCGCTGGTTGACTCGCCATACACATGGGGTTTATTCCTATATTGAGAAACGTAGAATGTACTTTATGAGATCGTGCATCCTCTTCGGGTCTTCCTTGAGAAGTCCAAGCGAAGTATTGCACTGATTGCAGAGTAAGCCACGAACCGCGCCCGTATTGTGGTTGTGATCCACCACTAGGTTGTGGTCTAGATAACCACAAGCCTTACAAAGTCCTCGCTGTTGAAACACTAGTGCGCCGTAGTCTTCTAGAGTAAGGCCGTATCTTCCCTTTAGGACGGTAGTTCTATTTCGTTTCACGTAGTCTGGATGGGCTCGTTCCCTAGCGTGGTAACAGTCCATGCAAGTGCTCTTTCGGTATTTCTTGTTCACTCTGCGACACAGGCTCATGGAAAATTTCGCTAGTGGTTTTTCCACGCCACACGTTCGACACTTTACAGAACTCAAGGAATGGTCTGCCCTCACAGCCATGACTCTCTATCCTCCGTATGAATGTGAACCCCAACCACTGAAGCCATCGAATGTGGAGGGTGTTGCGTTCGTCAATTTCGTTGTGGAGAAGTTTGTACATGCGTTCCATGCCAGCTAAGTAGCGAGGGCACTCACGGATGAACTGACTTCTCAAAGGCTTGGTGACAAGCTCGTCTGTGCCCATGAGCCAGATCCGGCCTACACCGTTGCCCTCATCTAAGACACCGAACATGCCTGCTGTAAGGCTACTGTCACCTACGATTGTGCAAGAGGGACAGGAGGTCATCCCGCCCTCTCGCAAAATCTCTGCTGGCGTTCGTTCAGACAATGCCTCTAGTTCCATCCGGTCTGCCTTCCGAAGACAGGCGGACAGATACGTTTCATCTCCAGGCTCGTATGCCCGAACAAACCCCATATTATCCCCCACTGCGTTTGTAGTACTCCCCTTCCCATTCCATGCTAGTCAGCCGGAACGGTTGGATTGTATCCGAAGAGATTTCGAGGATCACTCGGTCGTTCTTCGAGAGGACTGCGAAAGAGAACCGGCCACTTCCTAGTGCCACTTCGCCTAGCTCGTTTAAGTCACCGACCAGCCTCCCTGTGAAGATGTAGTCGCTCGTGGACCGCCCTTCAGGGGTGACACTGACTTTGAAGTAACCGGAGTTGTTATAGTTGAGATAGCCTCGCCTCAGTTGAAGTCGGCTAACTTCGTCAATAACAGTTCCCCCGCTTGCAGTTTGCTTACGCACGTAGATCGTGCTTGGTTGCCATCGACTGAAGTACGAGCGCCCAAACCACATAGGCTCTGCGGACCAGTCGCCCAGGACTTCAATGCTGTCCACATCGCTGTCTACAATCTGTGGGACAGCCCCATCCTTTGACGCTACAACGAAGGTTGCGTCCGGCGTGTACGGAAGGTCTTCGAACAGTGTTGTGTTCGGCCCTATGTCATACGTGCCCTGAACGCTTCCAAAACCATCATCGAATCGTTGGTCAAGACAGGTTACGTAGTCCACTCCCGCGTCTACTAGAGCGGGTTGAAGTAACATACGCTCTTGGTACACCTTGCCATCGCGCTGCACGATGAGGTACAGCACTGACTCTATGAAGCCTGCGTCGAGAACCTTCACCGTGTCCACGTCACCCATAGGCCACTCAAACCAAGCAGCCTGGACTTTCCTGTTGTCGCTCGGATTGAACGCTGTCTTGTAGACGAAGATTGAGGAGGGCCGACCATCCGTTAGCACACACGTCACACCTTCCAGTGTGGAGTTGGCAAGACGGAAGACGCCTGCTGGAATGTAGGACGGCACATGCGCTGTCAAGTCCTCAGCATCCATAATGTTTGCGATGCTCTCGGTCTGGTACAGGTTCTTCATGCCCGCAAAGGTTTCGCGGTTGAATATGAAGTACAGTGACTTACCGGCGTTCACTGGCTTTGCAGTCATGTTGCCTTCAAACTCTGCTGCCGGATCGGCGCGGAATGTCTTAGGCGTAAAGGCCACGTCGCCAGGAATCTTGAACTGTGTCTGGTCCGAAAACAGGATGAGGTCCGTGTTGAACGGCACCATATGCTTCAGTATTGAAACCTTCGTGTGTACCGCACGTGAGTCGATTGGATCGGTGTCCAAGAGCTGCGTGACAGTGGTACGCCAGAAGTTGAAGTATTCTGTCGTCTGACTGAAGATGAAAAACTCGTCAGCCAGAAATCCCAGTCGGTTCTTGTAGAAGCCTACGTCTAGGATTGGTGAACCAATGAATGACGGTGTTGAGTTTGTGTCCTCGTCACCACACACTCTGTCGGTCCACTCTATTGCTTCAAACGTGAAGTCCCCTCCCACACCACGGATGAGGGCATGAGGCATAGTGGCAGGATCTATAATGTACTGAACGCCAGGAGCCACGGTCTCTTGCCAGGTCACTTCTCCGAAGGTTTCACTCGCCTGGTTTGACGTAGCCCGAAGGAAGTATGCCCCCGCTAGTGTGTCAGGGTTTGCGTCGATGCCAATGACAAAGCCGTCCGGCGCAATCGTCGGAAGGTCCGTGAACCGCAACGTCTGATCCTTGAATCCCTTGAGTGAGTTACCGCCCTGTGAGTCACCCACTTGAAGAACGAAGTCAGCGGTGTCGTTGACGATGTGAATGGTCGAGCCTTGGCGCGTGAATGTGAAGTTGGCTCCACCCCAAGCCACTAGGTCATCATGGAGCTGGTCAGCAATAAACTCTGTTGCCAACTCCCCTACCACTGTTGCACTGGTTGTGAAGTCGGCTCGGATAGTACCGTCAATGTAGACGATATATCGGCTGGCGTAGTTGCCCTGTCGAACGAAGACAAGTCCTTCTGCATCCCGAACTGTAGACGTATCTGCCTTGAGTGCAGGCGTGATCGTCTTGTTCACAACGAATGTGAAGTCAGCCACAGTTATAGCGGTGAAGTCACTCTTAGGTGTGGTTGAGATTAGATACGTGTTGCGCTTGTAGGTTGCGCTGAGGTCGATGGTTCCGGCTGTCCATGCGGACACGATGCCACGTATATAGATGTACGAACCTATCGCAACGCCTGCGGTTGTCCCGTCAGTCGTTCTAGTGGCTAGGTCATCCCACACAGTCCCGTCGAGAGAGCCTTGCAGCTTGACGGTCGCCGTGGTTATACCAAAGACCACGAAGTCAATCGAGGTTTCACCTGGATCAGCGGCAATAGGGAAGGTTGCGCCGTTCACAATAGCGACGGCATTGTCTAGAAGGAGTAGAGTGGAGTCCAAGAGCGTGCCTGTGACAGTCTTCTCCACACCATCTACCGTGAATACCTGCACATCTCTGTTGTGAACAATGGCGTTGTAGCGTTCCGTCACATCTCGGTTGATAATGTGCATGAACGCATTTTCAAGCTCAACATCACTAATCTTTGCCACATACTCTGTGGGCGGACGCCGGATTAGCCCTTCGACCGCTGAGGCGTAGCAGTTCTCCATAAGGTCAAGCTGTGTCGGCAGTCGGAGCGAGTCAGGCTGTTGGCTCACGCCTTGAATCAAGCTCGGAATGTTACCGCTGCGAAGCGACATGGTTAACCTCAGAAGGCTTTGGTGATAGGTCTGCGTCTGTGAATGATGCTGTAGATGTCGTAGTTATCGAAAATGGTGTAGTCGCCGTTCTCGGTTTCCATTGAGAGCATGGTTGCGTAGGCTTCAGCTTCGTCGTTCTTGGTAAAGCTGTAGTGATCGCCTGAGCCTATTGTTCGCTGTTGGTAGATCCTCGCGGCCTTGATCTTTATGTACTCGCGGGCGGCTTCAGGAAGATCGGCCCACGGAAGAAACCAGGTGATGGTACACTCTGGGGCTTTGGCCAGAACAAAGGTGTGCCCAATCTTGTCGTACAGAAAGCCGTCACGGTTAACCAGGTCCACGTCACACATTTGGTCTGTTACGTCGATGTTGAGGACGTTACCAGGAATGACGGCCTTACTGTCCACGTCAAGGGACAGCTCGTAGTGATCCTCTTCGTTGAACCACCAGCCCACAACCTGGACTTTGCGGCTCACGTTTCGGAGAGTGTCTACGGCAACCTGGACTTCGGCAGTCAGAGGAGGTGTGAGGGTACTGACAGGAGCTTCACCGATAGCCGCAAGCATTTCATTTACGGCCTCCAACTCCGTGGTAGGTGTCTCAGCCATGGCTGGTCTCTCTTTCTAAATACGAGGCCGCGCCTCGAAGTCGGTCAGGATTATCACCTAGGAGTCCTAGTGCCACATTACAGGCAGCACACAGGAGGCCGCGAATTTTGCCTGTAGCGTGGTTATGGTCTACTGCTAGACGTTTGTTTTTCTGTTTTTCTGGATAGCTGTAGGTTTTCATCGGTTCAAATTCATGTAAAAAAGGGGAGACCGGCGTTGAAGCCAATCTCCCCTAATTCAGACTAGATAGTCAGGTTACTACTACGGCGTTACGTCGAGC